TAGCTTTATGGGCTAAGGAGACAGAATTAGATGACAATGCACAAAAAACAGAGTAGTAACTTTTATCTTAATCGTAAGCACAAAAAGATACAGACATCCAGAGAGTATAAATCTACCTTACCAGAAGGTATGACAGATGAGAACCTTAGAGAGGCTTATGGTAAAGTAGTTTGGTGTAAATTTACCGATTGTAAATACAATACTCAAGTAGAAGGTGTACAACGAACTACCAGTGACATTACTAATAACTCCTCTTTCAAACCTATCAGTGAGAAAGGACATATCTGGGATAGTATTTGCGTAAGAAATGAAATTGCCTTGGAATTCACAGTTATCACATCTAAAAATGTAACACATAAAATACCTGCATGTTATGTAGCTTCTTCAGATTCTCGCAAGAAGATGGATTGGTCTAAGCTATTGCAGTCAGACGGCACACCTTATGGTGGAAACATAGAATCTCAGAACCCCGACCACGCTGCGTTCTCTACGGGCGGCTGGGGGAGTTGGGACTCTCCTGACGATCAAGGATCATTCGACGGAGATGAACCAGAAGCTCCCCTACAAACCGGTGGAAGTGGGATGTTTGATGCCTAGACAAGCCCCCCTAGCGGTACGCACCCATGCATTCAAGCTGTATTCAAAAGGAATGACGGTCGCTGAAATTGTAGGCGGGTTGGGTAAAAAGTTTCCCAATGAAGCAGTATCCGCTCCGACCATATATAGTTGGAAACGGAGATACAATTGGGTAGAACGTAAGGATAACGTAGAGGAAAAGGCTTTAGCTAAAGTAGAGGAATCTCAAGTTTCTCAGTTAGCTAAGGATGACATAGAGCAAAGAAAAATATATGACCGCATTACTAAAAAGGCTATTGACGAGTTGGAAAATTTATCTTTCCAACGACCCGGTGATGCTGTGAAAGCAGTTGACATAGGTATTCAAGGTTCTAGAGGAATAGCTAGAGGGCTAGTAAATATTTCGTTTGTAGAAGAAGTCCTAAATATATTAGCTGAGGAAATACACGACGAAGATACCCGCATGCGCCTTTCTATCCGGTTGGGGGCATTAATGCAAAAGACCCCTGATGACAACTAAAAAGAAAGATGTAACTTCTTATGAAGATGCTTTCGCTCTCTTATCCCGTGGGCTGAAAACTACTTCCGCTGTCAAAGTAGGTGGTATGTGGGATTTTGTAAGAGACATATGGTCTCTTAGCTTTGACCAACCCAGACTATTTGATGCATGGCATGTGGGTAAAATGTGTGACGATGTGGAGCGGGCTGTAGAGGAGAAGGTGAACTATGTGAGCGTTGTACCCAGAACCCACTTTAAATCTACTATTATTGGTCACGCCTTTCCTATTTGGCGAGCCTTGAAAATGGATAGAGATGTTAACTTCTTGTATCTATCCTATAGCGACACAATGGCTAAGTACCACGTTGGTGAGCTTATAAAGGAAGTAGACCGTAACCCCGTGCTAAATCAGTGGATGTCGAATAAAAACGCTAGTTCAGACTATACTTTTAGATATTCCATTAATGATGATTACATAGTAGAAATTATTCGTGGTGGGGTATTCTCTTTCAAACGTGGTTTACATGTAAATGGCGGAATGATAGCAGATGACATACTCAGAGACCCAGATTCGGGTTTGAACTTAGCTAACCTATCAAAAGTAGAGAACCAGTTTCTTACTGAGGCTATTTTCATTCCCAACCCCGGAGTTCCTACAGTTGTCGTAGGAACCCCGCAGACCCCCTCTGACCTCCTGTCGGTACTGGAGAACGATGAACGCTTCTTCCAGCGTCGCATGCCCGCCCTAGACCCAGAACCTGACCGTAGAGTGCTATTTCCCGAACGTTATTCAGAAGCAGATTTGCTACAAATTCAACGTGCCAAGCCCAAAGCGTTTGATTCAGAGTTTTTACTTAAACCTGCGTTTAGTGACGAGGCGTATTTTGATGCTAAGGATATACTGTCTTGTGAAGACGGGAATCTAGAAAACCACTCCCCTGACGAGACTTTTTATAAGAAGCCGGGGTCACGGTTGTATGCTGGGTGTGATGTGGGCAAAAAACGTAACCCTACTCATATTGTAATTTTTGAGGAGTATAAAGGGGTTATATCTCAAGTTCATCAGTCATGGCTTGATAATTGGGAATTCACTGCTCAAGTAAAGTATCTGAACTCTTTAGTAGAAAACTTTGATTTAGACTATGCTTTTTATGATAATACCCGTGGAGAGTTAGAAGATAGAGGTCTTGACAATAAATGGTATCCTATGCACTTCTCTATAAAGTCTAAAAATGAAATGTCACAAATATTTGAAGAATATGTTCATTCTGGTAACTTACGTTTGTTACGTGACGAACGACAGCGCTCACAGATACTTGCGGTAAATAATGAGCTAAAGGCTCCAGATACAGTAGAGGGTCACGGAGATGCCTTTTTCTCTATTGCCATGGCTCTCCGAGCAGTGTATGATAGTACATCTATGGGGTTTACTAACATAGGAAATGTTCTAGATTGGGTAGGTGATATAGATGGTTCTAAGCAACCCACTACACATAGTTTAGATGTAGCTGTAAATGACAAAGAAACTGACCTTTTCAAGGTAGCAGAAGATCGAAATAATGAGTATAATGAAGGTATCCCCAAAGATGATATACGGTTAAAAGGTCCCAATCCTGACTGTCAGGAAGATATGTGCGTTCCACAAATGTGGGTACAAAATAATCGTTTGTGTTTACAATGTGGTTCGCGAAAAGAAGAATGAAACCGGAGGCTCAAATACATGGCTGATCTTACCCCCCAAGCCGAAACAATTGCAAAAAAACGATATTACTTAAAAGATAAAGCGGGGGAGACAGTTGAGAATTCCACTGACATGTTTAAACGTGTTGCGAAAACCGTAGGTTTGATAGAACAAATGTATGGCAAGTCGGAACCTGAAGTCCAAAAAGTTACAGATGAATTTTTTGAAATGATGGATGACTTAAAGTTTGTTCCCAACTCTCCCACTATGATGAATGCTGGTACTTATCAAGGGACACTCTCAGCCTGTTTCGTACTTCCTTTGGAGGACACCATGGAAGGAATTATGAAAGGTGCGACTGACGCCGCTATGGTTCAGAAGTTTGGCGGTGGTACGGGTTTTTCCTTATCTAAGCTACGCCCACGGGGAGCTAATATTGCATCAACCCATGGAAGGGCTTGCGGTCCTATCGAAGTGCTAAAGACGTTAAGTCGTGTGTCATCAATGATCACACAGGGAGGTAAGAGAGATGGAGCAAACATGGCTATTTTGGATGTTCATCATCCTGATATTCTTGAGTTTATATCCTGCAAGTCAGTGGAAGGTGATATTCATAATTTTAACATCTCTATTGGGGTGGACAACGCTTTCATGCAAGCTGTTGCGGCGGGAGTCCACTACCCCTTAATCGACCCAAACACTCATTCAGTTGTTGGGGAACATGATGCCCGTGATGTTTTCAACAAGATTGTTGAGGGTGCGTGGAAAAACGGAGAGCCGGGAATGGTTTTCCTTGACCGTATAAACCGTGACAATAAAGTTAAGGAACAGTACGGAGATATGATAGCAACTAACCCTTGTGGCGAACAGCCCTTACTAGGCAATGAATCTTGTAATTTAGGGTCTATTAACCTAGCTAAATTTTATCGTTCCTCGGAGAATAAAAGGTGGCAGGACCTATTGGACTGGAAAGAACTAGCTTCTGTAGTTAGCTTGTCTACTAGATTCCTAGATAATATTATTGACGCAAATTATTATGCCACCCCAGAAATAGAGAAGATGACTAAATCCACTAGGAAAATTGGTTTAGGAGTTATGGGCTTTGCAGATTTGCTTATCAAGTTGAAGATAGGCTACGATACAAAGATCGGCAGAGAAGTTGGGGCAGCTATTATGAAATACATACAAGAAATAGCAGACGATACTTCTTTAGAATTAGGAAAGGAACGTGGGGTTTTCCCTGCATGGGATCGTAGTGAGTACGCTAAACAAGATGACTCTCAATATCGTAACGCCTGTCGTCTTACAGTAGCTCCCACAGGGACTATTTCTATGCTTGCGGATACATCGAGTGGTATAGAACCTACCTTTGCCCTAGTTTGGCGTAAACAAAACGTACTTGAGGGGCAGGAATTCTTTTATGCAAACAAGTATTTTAAAACCACAGCCCAAGATTCAGGGTTTTATTCTGAAGACTTAATGGAATATGTGGCTGACGGTGGCTCCCTTCAGGATAGAGATGATGTTCCACAGTGGGCGAAAGAAGTTTTTGTAACCTCTGCTGATATACCCGGCAAGTCTCATGTGGGCATGCAAGCAGCTTTCCAAGAATATTGTGACGCAGGGATATCTAAAACAATTAATTTTCCCAATGATGCAACATCCCAAGATATAGCAACGGCTTATTTGGAAGCGTGGAGAACTGGCTGTAAAGGCATTACGGTGTATAGGTCTGGTTCTCGTGACAAGGAGGTTCTAGTGTCAAAGACTAAAGAAGAATCTAATAAAGAAAGTATGGATTTATCTCAGTTAGTCATGATACCAGCCATGGCTTCAGAGACGGATAACGAATTTAAACTTCAAACTTTATATTCTGATGCGCCCTCTGATTTAAAGTGGTTAGAATTATCTGTTTCAGAGAAGAATTGTTGTGCTACCCCCTTTATTATAGAGGAGTCGGGATGTTCCACCTGCAAAAGTTGTGGGTGGTCAAAATGTCATATTGCATAAAACAGTTGCATTAACAGTATAATAAGAAAGAATAAAGACTAGGAGGCTCTCGTGAGTAATCAAGATATAGTGTCAGACAGAATAACCAAAACATACGACCTTCAGTATGTAGCCAAAAGAGATTCATCAGGTACGTGGAGAGTTCTAGATTCATGGGATGAGTCCCTAAGCAATATAGAAGATAGCGAGGATATCCCAGATAGTCATGCCGCTGTAACTTTACTTACAGAGGGGCAGTACTTAGCAGTTATACGCGAGGCAACTAAAGGAGGATACTTACAAAGTGCCGCTATTGCTGAAATTCAAGCCTTAGAAGTTAAAGTTGACGAATTTGAAGCCGATAAAATTGTTTTAGAAAGAGAAAATGAAAGCCTAAGTGAGCAACTTATAACCTTAGATGATGAACTTCAAGCTGCTAAAGCACTTCAATCGAATATTCAACAACCCTCTCCGTCCAGTGAGGTATCGGAGAGCTTTTTCATAAAGAAAATGATTATTACACAATTAGCTAATTTGGCACAAGCGGAAAACATGATAGGACTTAATGACTAATGCGTTTAGATGAGTTTGTCGGACCCGGTAGTTCTTTCGTACAAAAACGAGAGGCAGCTTCCTCCGTGCTAGAATCGCTAGCAAACTTCAACGAAAATCTCATAATGAAAGGCGTGGATGATAGGGAAAAGGGAAGAAGCCCTGAGTTCGGTGTTGATTATATTGCTAACTCGTATATACGTAATCAACTGGCGTATAGGCGCCAACTAATCTCCGACTTACAGAATATTTCTTACACAGTTGAAGAAATCCGTGCCCCCATAGGACATATTATTAATGAGGTATTCAGGCAAGGGCTATCTTTTTCTGCTATTACAGACGACCCAGACAGGAAACAGCTAGATAGCCTTAAAAAGGTAATGAGTCACGCTAATCAATTCGGACAGACGTTAGAAGAAGTACTTAGGCTGTTTGAATTTGATGTCAATACAATTGACGATGCCTTTCTTTATTTGGTAAAAGAATATGTTGCAGATGAAGAGAATAAAATATCTTCAAAAGTAGTAGAAATTCGAAGAATGAACCCCGCATTGATAGAATTTGACCTAGATGAAATGGGGTTACCCAGTAACACACATTTTATTTGCCCAATTCATCGTGAAGCAATCACTGAATCTCCCGGTAAATGTAAGATTCCCGAACAATTAGAGGACGGGTCTGAAGGAGAACCGTGTGGAATAGAACTTAGAGGAGCTATGTACAGGTTCCTACATCGGACTCAAGTTGTTTATTTCTTAGAGAGCGAGATTATACATACTTCAAAGTTTACTCCAACTGAAACATATGGCATGTCTCCCATACTCACTATTTTTGAAAAGGCTTTGACTTTAATAGGTATGGATAAAAACCTATACCGATACTTCTTTGAACGTAAAATGCCCGCATCCATGTTGATGGTCCAGACTGATGACCCAGAGGCACTAAAACGTGAGCGAGCTATTATTCAAGCAGAAACACGTAAAGACCCTAACTATGTTCCTATGATTGCGGTAAGTGCTCGTAACCAACGTGGTCGAGTTGACATGGTTCGGTTATTCCACACCCTTCAGGAAATGGATTATCTGCCAATTAAGGATGAAATTAGAGAACGAATTGCTGCTATATGGGGAGTTACACCCGTATGGCAGGGTAACCCCGACTCATTCGGGGGCATGTCAACTCAAACCTCTCAGCTTGTAGTAATGGGTAGAACAGTGGAAAGTGATCAACGCCGTCTTAAAGATAAAGTGTTCCCTAGATTACTAGAAGCTTTCGGGATTACTGATTACGAGCTTGTGCTTCCCAACCCAGAAGAAAAGGCGGAAGCTACACGAATTAGTTTCTCCCAACAACGTGTTAACAACGCTAAGATTTTATTAGACATGGGTTATACATTGAAACTGAAAAATGAAAACGTAGATATGGATGACGTTATGTTCGTTGTCACAGGTGAGCCAGTACCACTAGCTCAAATTGAGGGTGAAAGTCAGGCTCTGGGAGTAGAATCCATGCACCAACAGGTAGAGCAGCAAGCACAGCAAGCTCAACAACAAGCTGATGCGATGGCTCAACAACAGCAAGGCGCAGAAGGGGTTCCCCCTGAGATGAATCCTATGCAATTAGAAGTTGACCCTGTAGATGCGGTAAAGGTACCACGATTTGGTAAAGTGCCTACAGCTATGGATAAAACACCATTAATGGAACGGGACGTAGACGAGTATAACGAAGCTAGAGATAAAAAAGCTATTGATAGAATTCATGGTTTGGCTAAATCTTTGGGTTCTGGTAAGACGTGGATTCAAGATTTAATGGATAAGGGGTTTACTCCTATCATTAAAGGTCCAAGTCCAGATGGAAGTAGACTATGGTTTGAATCAGACGGAACAGAATACGTGGCTGACCTTAACGGTAATGGTGTAGGTTTTATTGAGAAAGCCACATTTAGTACGTCTTCAATACACAAGCCTGAAAATCGCACTCCCACCACAGTAGTTGAGCGTGAAAAGAAAGGTCCCTACTCTTACGATAATGAGGATGAACAATAATGCCTGACCGTATGAAATTCAATTCTAAAGATACTAAACATCGTGGAGAGATTCCTGACACTAGTATAAATCCGGACGACGAAGATCATAAGAGATATTTAAGGACAACCCCCGAAGAACGGAAAGGACATGCCTATATTAGACGAGAGATTGCTAGGGATGGGACTACAACTTATTACTATGGAGATGGTGTTAAAGCTATACATCACCCAGACAGGAAAGTAGCTGGACCGGAATATCATAACAGAGCTAAAGAACACCACCAAGAAATGTCACGTAGAGCTTTAAAGGCTGGCAAATTACGACGTGCTAGGGCGCACGGCAGGGCATCATCAGGACACGATTTCGCTGTTTCCGCACAAGGTGGGACTCCTGCTGTAAAAGAGCTTCAAAAATTTATGAAAGAATTCGCTGGTGGAACCGTGGCGGTATCCTCTGATCCCGGTGTTTTCACTGACACGTTTAGTGGTAGAGGCGGGAAAGAGAAGAAGAAAAAACATAAAAGTGGTCCCCAGAAGTTGGACGTGTTCTTGAATCGTAAATCACTTTCAAAGATAACTAAAGGCAATAAAGGAGCAGTTGAGGAGTTTGCAATTGATATTATAAAATCTGCATCAACAACCCTTATGGATAATAAAAAGGGAAAAGTAGAAGGTAAAACTTTTACAGGAGAGGCACACTACGGAGATGTAGCGGGTTTCATTCCTCCTCAAGATACAACTCAAGATCAGAAAAATAATTCCCCCCATCGTGCAGGAATAGAAACAGACGTCACAAAAGAAGTGACAATTTTTGATTTAATACAAGCTGAAATAGAAAATACAGAAGCTACAGTTGAATTAGCTGAAATGTTAGATAAATACTATGACGAGAAAGAAATCGGAAATGCCGATCCGACAGAAGAATAATAAATGGTACTGGGGTAGTAAAGGACCATTTGACTCTCGCAAAAAGGCGGAGCAGGTAGCTCAAGCCGCTCACGCTTCAGGTTATGTCTCTAAAAGCGACATTCGCTTGGAAAAAGCCTTGACAAGCATAAGTGAACTGGTAAACTTAAGTAAAGGTAGGCGAGGAGCCGTATCTTTTAACACATTGGGTGCAGGTGATTATGGGCAGCATATAGACTATCCTTCTCCACATAAGTCTAAGAAGGCTAAAAAAGAAGAGGAAGAGCGCTTGCACTCCAAATAAAGGAGTAAGTCGTGACAAGTATTTTTGATCTGAAAGATGAGCGGATGATTTCGGCTGCAAAACGAATTGTAGCTATGCGGGAAGACGGTGAGGGCTGGACAGGAATCAGGGACGCTATTTTTGATGAATATGGTATAGGAGTGCATCGAAGTACTATTCAACGATGGTACGACAGCACTGGATATCTTTTAAACTCAGAGGAGTTAGACCCTTCTTCTGCAAGTGATGTATCCGATGATGTTGTTAGAGACCTCAAAACTTATAAAATAACTTCCGAACGAGATTTTTATAAGCATAAATATGATTTGATTATGAAACAAAGGGCAAATCATGAGGTACATCAAGAAGCCTTTTTAAAAGCGATTGACAAAGCAATAGCTTTACCTAAGCTTAAGAAGTCTGTTTATAAGCCACCAACGAAAGGCATTCACAGGGGGGAGACTCCTCAATCCGTAGTAGCACCTCTTACCGACACTCATGTTGGAGACCGTGTAGATACCGACCAAATGTACGGTTTAAATGAATACGACATCACTTTGTTCAACAAACGCTTACATGGATGGATGACACAAGTTATCAACCTAACTAACCTACGAAGGAACATTGCTCCTGTAGATGAGTTAGTTATTCCGATGCTTGGGGATATGATTAGTGGGGATATACATGAAGAATTAGCCCGAACTAATGTAGAAAATTGTATGCTTCAAATGATGAACGGGGCGTTTCTAATTTCTCAGGCAATAAGAGAACTATCTGCACACTTTACTACAATACGTATTCCAGCGGTTGTAGGTAATCATGGGAGAATGACACGTAAAATTCCATCTAAAGACAAGTATATGGATTGGGATTATATGATGTACCAGTGGATAGCAGCGTTTTGTAAGGATTTAGATAATGTTGATTTTGAAATTCCTAAAAGCTTTATGCATATTTTTGAGGTTGCTAATCAGCGCATCCTTATCATGCATGGGGATTCTATTTCTGGTGGGGGCAGTCTTAACGCTATTACGTCATCAGTCCAAAAACTCCGATCAGTAATTCAGTACGGAGAAAGAACAGGTGCAGAAGATAGGTTCACTGGGTTTGACTCAGTAATGATTGGGCACTTCCACAGAATTGATGAGTATGACATTGGGACTGGACCTCTATTAATTAATGGCACACTAAAAGGTGGAGATGAGTTTACTACCAGCCGACTACACGTAGCTACCGCTCCTAAGCATCTGATTAGCTGGTGGCACCCAGAATTAGGATACTTAGGTAAGGAAATTATATACCTAGATAAGTACGATAAAGGGGAAGTTATGTTCCACGAATCGGAACTTCCAGAAATTTGGGCTACCTAGTATAATGTCGTATGACAAACTACTAATGATTCAAGGGATTCTGCATGGGAGACTTTTCGGAAGACCTCACTTCCTTTATAGAGGGAGAGGGTCTGCAACAATTCAAAGAGAAGATGGCAGAGCAGTTTCGTCAGGATGCGCCTTCTAAGTCGGGAAAATCTAAAGCAGCTATAATGTCTTCGCCAGAAGGAGTTGTTTTACCTCCCGCTTTGTGGCGTGTAGATAAGGGGCGGTCCGTCACTGATCCTAGCGGAGTCGAACTTCCCACGGTCAGTTCAGGTGCGGGGTTTATAGATGAGGTTTTAGATAATGACCTTGATATATGGGCTGATATTATAACTGAATGGTGCAATAGTAGGGATGATGTTTCTGGCATTAGCTAAATACTTTAGATTAGAAAAGAGAATTATATGGGAGAAGAACAAGAGCAACTAGCCACTCTGGATGATATTTTAGAAGTGATTGAACGACGACATAAAACTATGGTACGTAGAGTTCTTGAACAAGTAGAGGCAGCATTACCTGATGGTAGGCAACAAAAGATGTTTAAGAAGCATATACAGATACCATTGTATGATTTTAAAGAAGATTTATCAGAAATTCTTCGTGCCGTTGGTACAAAATAAATAATATATACTTAATATCTGCATAATTTTATTAAAAAAGTTATACTTTTAGTATAATAAACTGAATGAAATATTCAATATAACTAAATATTAACTGTAAAGTCGCTTCAGGGCGGCTTTTTTGTTGGTAACAATTATGTGGAGGATACATCACATGTCGGATTTTGAAGACCGTATTGAGAAGTACTTTGAAGGTACATCTCTCGGACTTGCCGCTGTAGCGGACGTTCTTTCCAAGATGGATGAACGCTTCGAAAAAGCTGATCAGGAGGAATTTGAAGAATTCCAAAAAGAACAGGCTTACGCGGAGAGAGCCGAACTTATAAAAGAGGTTGTAGCAGAACTATCTAAAGAAGGTGCAGAGTACGACCTTGACTTGACTGTTGCGCCTAAAACTGCCAGTGGTACTCCTTCCACTGAAAATGACAAGTCCGCAGGTGACGAGTCAGAAACAGAATCATTTGATAACAAGACTGAAAATGCCGGTGCGCCAATTCAGGCTGAAGACGAAGATGAGAACGGTGAAGATGAAAACGGAGAAGAAGATAACGGAGAAGAGAACGATGAAGATGAAGATGTAGGAGCTATGATTAGAAGTATGGAAAAAGCCCTCGCCAAACTTAGCCTTATGTATAAGGGTGGCGACGAAAGCGGCGACCCAGAAGCCGAAGAAGAAGAAGAGTATCCTCATTCCGAGGACAGTAAAGAAGCGTCTTTGGATTCGTCCATCCAGAAATCGTTGGGCACAGACGTCAAAGACATAATGGCGAAAATGGGTATCAGGGAATCCGGTTCTACTCAGGTAAAACGGGTAGCTCTTTCCCCAGACGTATCGCCATCCGAAGCCTTCATCTCTAAGGGTGCTGATGGAGAGCAGTCAGTGGACTTTACGAAACTGACGTATCAAGAATTACGTAGACTCGAAGATGGTATCCGCAATGGTACTATTTCCGAAGTTGAACTTTAGGAGGAACTCTAACTATGGCTACTGTGTCTATACAAGAGTTTTTGGCGCAAGCTAATCGAGGCTTGAATCAGAACGTCCTTGGTCCTGAATATCTAACCAAAGCATTCAACGCTGCTAACACGGGCACGGCGGATGCGGTTTTCTCGACTACGGCTGCTGATAACATCTTTACGACCACCTATGGTCGCAAAGTGTGGCAATCACTCAATAACCAAACCAGATTCTTCAACGCTGTGCCCCGAACTACGTTCGGTAATCAAGTTGGTTGGAGGGTCAGGACGGATCGTGGAACACAACGATCTCGTCCAATGACTGAGTTAGCCTCATTACCGGACATTGATGTATCGAACATCGAGACAGTCTCTAGCTTGCCTAAGATTGTCACTACGATGCTAGGTGCCTCAGTGAAAGCAATGTACACTGCACAACTTGAGGGTGGTGTTGGTGACGTGCTTGCTCTGGAAAATGAAAATGCTCAGATCGACCACATAAAAGAACTAAACCAAGAATTGCTATTGCCTACTGCTCACGGCAACCTTGCCGTAGGTTCTGGTGTTACGGATGCTAACGTTCGTGATGGATCGCTTCTCCGAATAGGAGACACGTTGATCATCAACGACGCTGGTACTCCCGGTACTACCGAAGGTGCAATTTCGGCAATCTCTAGCAACGACATCACATTCGCAACCATTGGTGCCACCCCTGCGGTAGGAACCACCACAGTTGCCGACCTCTTGCTAGTCATGTCTCGTGCTGGACTCACATCCCTCGACGACATTGTAAACGTAAGTGATAGCACCACTAATGGTGTTGCTGGTCTTGCTACCTACAACGATGTTTATGACATCGACGAATCCGGTTCTGATAACTTCAGAGACGACGGAGGTTTCGCTGCTGCCGCTTCGGTACAGGGTAACTCCGGTGTTAGTCGTGACCTCTCACTTAACCTCTTGGATACTGCGATTCAGAAGATTCGTACCAAGGGTGGAGAGCCGAAACTGATCCTTATGGGTCATGACCAGTACTTCAAGCTGGAAAGATTGTTGATCTCCCAGCAACGGTACATGGGTCAAGAAGAATATCAGGTTGGTATAGGGAATGAAAAGACTTTCCCCGGTACCAAGACTGGTCTTGTTCTTGCTACTTACGCAGGTATTCCGATTATGCCAGATGCCGACGTCACACTCGGTCAGGCAGCGTCCGCTGGTTCCGCACTAGGTTCCAACGTGTACGTTTTGGACACGGACTTCCTCGAAATTGCTATTGCTCAACCTACTCAGTATATCGAAAACCGTGACTACTTCGCAGCAGATGCGTTGGTAGTCAGGGGTATGCTGTACACAATGGGTGAGTTTAGGGCATATCGTTTCGACGTTCAGGCTAAAATTACCGACTTGTCTGCATAAGACTAAAACAATGAGTAGCCCCCTCTTGTGAGGGGGCTACTTTACAAATTGAATGTTTATTGAATGTAAAGTAATGTAATGGTGAATAATGAGAAGTGTATATACAGATGGTTTATTGCAAAGTCTGGATGTCCAGACTAAAAGGATGGTCGGGGAAGTAATGAATCTAATTGAGGCTTCATTACCTGACACTCCTGCGACAACAGCTTTAAAGAAATCTATAAAGCAAGCCATGTGGCGTACAAATCGAAATGTTCAAGATGATGTGAC